AAACGTAGGTGTAGAATTTGGAAATGCGACATATAATGATTCGTTAATCATGAGTCTTTTCAAAGTTCGTCCTGCTCGCTTAACAGATACTATTAATAAACTTGACCAAGTTCGTCTTGAACAGTTTGTTGGTTCTCTTAACTCAAATCGTATGGTTGCAGATGACTTTGGCGGTCCTCAACGTTCTTTCTTCCTTGAGAAAACTGTTAATAACGGCTCTTCTTATCTTGAAGTTTATGTTAACCCTTATCTTTCTGAAAACAACTGCTGGGTAAATGAACAAACAGGTCTTCCACGTAAAACAGTTCGTATGTTCCGTGAAAAAACCGCAAGTATGTTTACAAATTACAATTCACAGCTTGCACTCAAAGGATTTGCAGATAAACTTTATGGAACAGGTTCTTATACTCCTGAATGTTCTGATGCAGTATTTAACCTTTGCCTTAAAAAGGACATTGGTAATCTTCCTGCAAAACTTGAAAGAACTCTTCGTCAAGTAGAAAACCCTGTAGACTTCCCAATTGATATTACAATCGACAATGGTTTATCAACAATCTGGGCAACTAAAGCTGCTGTAGCAACTGATTCTTGCATCACTGATCCAAGCATTTGTTACAACTATGATGACACTTATTATGTAAACACTGATTCTCTTAGCCCATATGACGGCACAGTTATGAATAGTGCATTACAAGATAATTGGGAAACCATCTACAATATCTTTGATTCTTTTGCAAGATACACAAGAAAAGCTGCTGGTGGTATTCCGAATGTTCACATTCAAGATCCTCTTCGTCAAATCTTTGTAAATGGTAAAGATTTCAAAGTAGTAAGTCGTCAAAAAGGTCTTTATATTGATCCTAAGACAAATCAACCAACTGAGCAATATGCAACATTTGGTCGTAATATTTACTCTTACCTTCGTAACCTTTATCAAGGAATTAACTCTTCTTACAGCATCTCGTATGCAAACTGGATTAAATCTTTTGATTCTACATCAGATTCTTTCACATGGTTCGGTCCTTCAGCATATGAAGCTGCACTCTATGCAAGAAATGAAGCTGCTCAATATCCTTGGACAAGTCCTCTTGGAATTTCTAACGGATTGCTTGCAAACGTAAATGATCTTGGTATTAATCCTAACCAACGTGAACGCGATCTTATTTCTCGCATCGGATTGAACCCAATTGTAAGATTCCCAGAAGGAAATCTTAACTGGAATTCAACTACTCTTCTTAAAGAAAGTACCGCATTAAAAGAAATTTCCGTTCGTCGTGGAGCACTCTGGCTTGCTAAGAGTATTCAAGCAAACCTCTTACAGTTTATTGGTCAACCAAATACTGTTTCAACAAGAGGTCGCATCAGCAATACTCTTCGTCCAATTCTTGAGTTTATGAAAGATAACGGTGGTGTTTATGACTACTTGCTTGTTTGTGATGATAGAAATAATAATGCTACAACAATCGACCAAGGAATTCTTAATGTTGCAGTTTATATCAAACCAACTCGACCAGTTAAGTTTATTCTTGTTGATCTTGTAATCACTGGAACTGGTGTTGACTTTAACGAGCTTATTTAAACTAAGCTGAAAAAAGAAAACCCCGCTTTTTCAAGCGGGGTTTTTTATTTTTAATTAACTCATATATTTTCTATATGGTAAAAATAAGTGTCGATCAAACAACAATGCAGGCATATTAAAACCTTCTTTTGTTTTAGCTATTTGTTTAGCAGCACTCTCATTACCAACCGAATTGTAATAGTTTATAAGTTTTTCCAAAGAAAGATCAATAGAATTAAATAATCCTTGAATATCTCTTACTTTAATTATAAAAGGAATTTTAGAAAAATCTTCACTGGAGGTTTCTTTTCTTAAAGAAATATTAAATTTATCAAACACACGATCTACAAGTTCTTTTCTTATAATTTTAATAACACCTTTAAATTTAGGATCAACATTAAAGGTGTTATTAAAAGATGATAAGATTTTAAAAGATTATCTCTTAATTTCATTATTTCTTTTTCAACAAGGTCATCATTTACTTCAGGATTTACTGTATTTTTAAGGTTATAATTTCTCGGAAATACATTTTCCATATACAAGTCTTCTAAATCTTTCATCTTATTTTTTTCTCCTCCTTCCACTTTTCAAGTCTTTTATAATAATCAGTTAATAATGTTGCATTATTAACAAGTTCTTTAGTTACAAGATAATCATTATCCATTTTTTTAAGTATTGGACCTTCTTTATATTGTACTAATTTAGGAGTTACAGGCATGTCTGTTATTATTGGTTCACCTACAGGTTTTTTCTCAAAAACACAACAAGAGGACAACAATAAGCAGCAAAGTATAGTAATTTTTTGCATGTTCATACTCTTATTTATAAATATTCTCATGAATAATAACGATGAATACGACGATGTTTTAAATGCGCTTGCAGTTAGTAATATACTTTCACAAATTGAGATTGAAGAAACTGTTCAAAAGAAAGAATATGATGAAATGGATGAGCTTACCAAAACATTAAAAGATTTAGATGATCTTATTAGAACAAACTCATCTATTTTAGAAGAAGCTAAACGTCTTGTAGAAACAACAGGTGATGCAGAGTATTTTGAAGCATATTCTAATATTGGTAAAGCTCAAAGTGAAGCATTGAAAAATAAAGTTAAAATTCTTACTGAAAAAGAAAAGAATAAAATTACTGAAAAAACAAAAACAAGAGAAATTGATATTAAAGAAAGGCTTGCAGATTATACAATTAATAAGAATAATCCTGAAGCACTTCCAGCAGGAACTACACTTAATCAAACAAATGTTATTATGAGTGGTAGCCGTGAAGAGATGTTTGATATGATTATGAAAATGAAAGAGAAAGAATTGAATATTAAAGAAATAAAAGATACTAATTAAGCAATAGGATCAGTTACTACTATTTCTCCTGTTGATGGTCTTAATAAAAAATTACCCATATGTAAATCGAACGAACATCCAGATGATAATGAATCTAAATATTTTGCTAAAGAAATTAATGTTCTCATTTCATTAAGATGGTTTTCAATAGCAAATGATATTCGTTTTAAAGATTTTTTATAAGCTATAATTGCATCTTTTTCATACGGTAGTAGATCTCGTTTTAACATCATTTTCTTTGCATTTGTATCTGCTATGTCTTTTTCTGCTTGTGTTTTAACGTATTGTTCAAATAATTCGATTATTTCATCAGCGGTTTTATTTGATATAACAATATTTGATAAAAATATTGATAAACGACTTAATATATCATCACGCCAATCATCAAATGGTAAGGCTTTTAATGTCTCTATAGCAACTAAACCTATATCATCTTTAAGTATTCTTCTTTTTATTTTTACAACATGTGGATTATCTTGATTTTGTTCTACAAAATCTAGAAAATGATTATAACATTGATCATCATATGCTTTTAATATATAATCTTTATTTGTTTTTTTATAAACAATTCCATATGCTCCCCGTGCTATTTCATACCAATCTTTGTCTGCTAATAAAGCTGATAGATCAGATAAATCTGATACTGGTTTAATTAAAGCTTCGTTGATTAATTTTTTTTTATAAAAATTTTTAAAAGTCATATCATTACTTATAAAAATCGAATATGTAAGCTTTTATTTTATAGTTCTATACTAAAAATGTTTAATACAAATAAAAAACCCGCTAGGAAACTAGCGGGTTTTTTGGATCTACTACTCTAGCGATTAGCTAAGGTAGTTATAGTTGATTGGAGTTGGGGAAACTACGCTTACTGGAGTACCGCAAGTTGTTAAGTGACCAGTGTTAAGGTCGCGAGCGATAATTAAGTGGTAGAAGTTACCAGAACCGAAGAGATTATCAATTACTCCATAACGAGTCATCATACCTACGTTAGGTGTGAATGTAGTTGGAGAGATTGTTCTTTGAACAAGAACTGGAATGTATGGGCAATACACGATACCAGTATCCCAGAATTCAGAACCCTTGTAACCAAGAAGTGCATACTCAACTGGCTCAGAACGAACACCTGCGAGATATTGTGCCTCTGTGCGAGTATCACGATAGATGTTGAACTGACCTGCAAGAGT